GGCGTCGCGCACATTCAACCAGGGGACGCGACGGGCTGATGTCGGCACTGTTCGAGGTCGATTCGCTGCCGCTCGCCCCCGTCGATCGGGGCACCGGGCGGCGCGGTGCGCGCAACGCTGCGCGCCACGCGAAGACGACCTCGAGCCCGCCGTGGGCCGAGTGGGGCCCGATGAGCCTCCCGGCGAGGTGCATCAAGTTCCTCGAGACCTACTGCCGCCCATCGAAGGGCCACCATCACGGCCAGGCGCTGCAGGTCGCCCGGTTCCAGCAGGAGTGGCTCGAGGAGGTGCTCGTCCCGGGCGTCACCTCGAGCGCCCTGACCCTGCCACGAGGCAACGGCAAGTCGACGTTCACCGGTGGCGTCGCGACGTGGGCCCTGTTCGACCCGGTGGTGGCCGAGGAGTTCGGCGGGCAACCGCAGATCCCCGTCGTCGCCACCGGGTTGAAGCAGGCCCGGCGCGGTGTCTACGGCGCAGCGGTCGCGTTCACCCGGAACCATCCCGAGCTCGACGACCGCTGCATCCGGTACACCGCCGCCGGCGACGAACGAATCGTCGTGCCGTTCAACTTCGAGGGCGAGATGTTCCCCGTCGCCGACGACGTCGACACCCTGCAAGGCCTCGACCCGATGATCGCGCTCATCGACGAAGTCGGGTTCATCTCCGTCGAAGCATGGGACTCGCTGCTGCTCGCCGGCGGCAAGCGGCCCCGGTCGCTCACCGTCGGGCTCGGCACCCGCAACCCTGCCGACGTCCCCAACGCCCTCGACCACCTCGTCGCCCAGCTCGCCACCCACGGCTCGATCGACGGGTTCGTGTTCGTCGACTACTCCGCCGACCCCGGCGCCGACCCCGACGACCGCGCCCAGTGGCGCAAGGCGAACCCCGCCATCGGCGAAGGATTCCTCGCCGAGGCCGCTATCGCGTCGGCACGCAAGCTGTCACCAGCGGCGTCGTTCAAGTGCTTCCGGCTCAACGTCAAGGGCGGATCGCTCACCGGCTGGCTCGGCGCCGACGGGCCAGCCCACTGGGATCACACCGCCCGCACCATCCAACTCGACCCCGACGAACCGACCTACGTCGGCGTCGACAAGTCCGCCTACAACGACTGCTCCGCGGTCGCCGTGCTCCAGCGCGCCGGCCACGACGCCTGGCAGACCACGGTCAGGATCTTCTACCCCGAGGGAGGCGCTATCTCGCACGCCGCCGTCAAGGACTACCTCCGCGAGCTCGCCACCGACCTCAACCTCGAGGGCATCGGCTACGACGACCGCTACTTCGTCGAAGGCGCCCAGGAGCTCGCCGACGAAGGCCTCCCGCTGATCAAGGTCCCGCAGACCCCGCAGCGCATGGTCCCCGCCTACTCGAACCTCTACCGCGACATCGTGACCCACACCCTGTGGCACGAGGACGACCCCGTGCTCCGCTCCCACGTGCTCGGCGCCGTCCCCGTCATGCAAGCCACCGGCGGGTTCACGCTCGGCAAGAACCGCTCACACGGCAAGATCGACGGCGTGGTCGCGCTGGGCATCGCCCGGTCGCTCACGTCGGTCGACATCGAACACGACCCCGACGACGACTCATTCAGGATTTGGTGAACCACATGGCCCCACGCTCGACCATCATCCGCGCCCGTGCTCGAGGCCGTGACCGCCGCCCGACAGTGCCGCAACCGCTGCCGCAGTACTCGGCCGATTCGATCGTGTCGACGTTCGCCGAGCAGGTCGCCGCCGACCTCGCCGGACTCGACGAGCGCGTCGTCAACGACCGAGGCCTGCGCGGTCTGCCCGCCGCCAACTTCGTCGTCAACCGCATCGCCAACGCCGTGGCGTCCATGTCGCCGCTCACGGTCCTCGAGGCCGACGGACAGACCCCGCGCGTGCCCACCCCGCTCGTCGCGCACCGACCGATGCCAGGCCTCGGCATCTTCGACTACTGGTTCACCCTCCTCAAGCACGTGCTCATGCGCGGCAACTTCGTCGGACTGCCCATCGACCACGACGAGACCGGGTGGGCCCGCCAGGTGATGCAGATCAACGCCGACCACGTCCACTGCTATATCGACACCGCCGGCTACACCGTGTACCAGATCGGCGGTCACGTGTTCTCCGCCGACGAGGTCATCCACATCCGAGGCCCCCACACGGTCCCCGGGGACCCGTGGGCGCTCACACCCGTCGAAGCATTCCGCCAGTTCCTCGGCCAGGCCCTCGACTTGCAGACCTACGGGTCCGACGCCTACCGCTCCGGTTCGGTGCCGTCTGCGGTGATCTCGCTCGACGTCGCCGAAGTGTCGCAGAAGGTCGCCGACCAGGTGAAGGCCGACTGGATCAGCCGGTTCGGTGGCGCCGGGCGTCGGCCGGCCGTGGTGCCCCGCTCGATGAACGTCACGCCGCTGTCGTGGTCGCCGCACGACGCCGAGTTCATCGAATCCGCCCGGCTGTCCATCGCCCAGATGGCGCTCGTGTTCGACACCGACCCCGCCGATGTCACCGCCACCATCGGCGGCAACGGCACGATGACCTACGCCAACATCTCGGCGCGCCAGTCAGCGCGCATCGTCGAGACGTTCGGCCCGTTCATGCGTCGCGTCGAAGAGGCCTGGTCCGACCTGATCGCCGGCGACGCGCTCTGCACGTTCGACGCCGAGCGCACCATGCGCATGACCGCCCGCGAGCTCGCCGAGGTCGCCGAGATCCGCATCCGCTCCGGTGTGTCGACCATCGACGAGGAACGCGCCATCGTCGGCAAGCCACCACTCGACCCCACCCCCACCACCACAGCAGCATCCGACGACCCCGCCGACGATTCCGAGGAGGAGAACCCGTGACCATCATCTCTCGCACCAGCCCCATCGACCAGGTCGACCACTCCGGGCGCATCCTCGAGGGGATCGCCTACACCTTCGACGATCCCCGAAAGGTCGTCGACCCCGGAGCGCCGCCCTACCTCGAGGAGTACTCGCCGGCGTCAGCCGACCGCTCCATCGCCAACCGCGGCAAGTACCCGGTCGGCATCTACCACCCCTGGTCGCCCGGCGCCCGCACCTCCCCGGTGCCGCTCGGCACCGTCCAATTCCACCGGTCCGACGAGCTCGCCGCGCTCGTGTTCCGTGCGATCATCTCGCGCACCGTCGCCGGCGACGAGGCCCTCGAGCTCGTCCGCGACGAAGCGATGGGCGACGTGTCGATCTCGGCGCACCCGATCCGCAACACCCGCCGCGTTCTGCCTCGCGGTGGAGTCGTCGTGCGCCGCGAGGAGATCAAACTCCGCGAGCTGTCCCTCGTTCCCACCGGGCTCGCCCAGGACCCCAACGCCAAGGTCCTCGTCATGCGCGGCACCCACCTCGACGCCGTCGACGACCAGACCGGCGGCACCCCACGGCGCGAAGCCGTGCGGCGCCGGCTGCTGCTGCTCTGACCATCCACCACTCGTCGCCCAGCTCGCGTTACCGTTCCAACTCGACAACCCGAAGACCCCACCCGGACGCTCGCCGATCGCCACTCGGAGCCCTCACGAGGGCCACCACTGGGACCAGATCACCGAGGACCAGCACCACTGAGGTCGAACCCTTCACCACAGGAGTTCCCTCATGGCATCCGCCCGTCTCACCGCACTGCGTCAGCAGTTCCAGACCGTCAAGACCGCGATCGACACCATCGAGCGTGGGATCCCCGCCGGCGAGGACGCCGACGACGACACCCAGGCCGAGCTCGACAAGCTCTTCGACCGCGCCGAGCAGATCAAGGCCGAGCTCGAGCCGCTCGCAGCGAAGTACGAGTCGCTCGAAGCGACCGCCGGCATCATCGCCAAGCTCGGTCTCACCAACCCCGCCGCCGGCACCACCGACCGCGCCCAGCAGCAGCCCGAGACGCCAGACATCTCGATCGGCGAGTACTTGACCACGTTCAACCGTGCCCGAGCGCTCGGCGACCGTGACGCACTCGAGCAGATCCAGGAGTGGCGCCAGGCCTACGGCGTCATCGACCGGGCACCCGCCCAGCAGGCCCTCGCCGACAACGCCGGCGTCGTGCCCCAGCCGGTCGTCGCGCCGCTGATCAAGTTCCTCGACGCCCAGCGCTACGCCATCAACTCGATGCGCCGCCTCCCGATGTTCACCGGGTCCGGCAACCGCCCGCGCGTCACGCAGAACACGAACGTGGCCGTCCAGGCCGCCGAGTTCGGCGAGCTCGCGACGCGCAAGATGCTGATCGTGCGTGACGCCCTCACCCGAGGCACCTACGGCGGGTACGTCGAGATCTCCGAGCAGGACGAGGAGTTCACCGAGCCGGCGATGATGCAGATCATCATCGAAGACCTCGCCGAGATGTACGCCAACGTCACCGAGGACGTCGTCGCCGACGCCCTCGTCGCGGCCGCAACCAACACGTTCGAGCTGCCCGGCGCCACACCCCTCAACACGTCCCCGGCCGACGAGGTCCACAAGGGCCTGTTCACCGCAGCCAACCAGGTGTACACGCAGTGCAAGAAGCTGCCCGACACGCTGTGGGCATCGCCCGACATGTGGGCATTCATCGGCGGGCTGACCGGCAGCGACCTGCGGCCGATCTACCCCAACCTGTCGCCGATGAACGCCGGCGGCACGATGGAAGGCGTCGTGTCCTGGCAGGGCAACCCACTCGGCCTCAAGTTCGTCGTCTCGCCCGGGTTCGCCGCCAACACCCTCGTGCTCGGCAACTCGATGTACGCCGAGGTCCGCGAACAGGACAAGGGCCTCGCACGCGGTGCGTTCAAGCCCGGCACCCTGTCCACCGAGGTCGGCTACCGCGGGTACCTGTCGACCTACTTCCGTGCGGAGGGTTTCGTCCGCATCATCGACGCCGTCTGATCGACGTCCGCTGATGGCCGACATCACCACGACCGACGTCGCCGACTGGCTCGAGCTGGGCACCCTCACCGGCCCGAAGCTCGCGTTGATGCAACGCGTCGTCGACGCGGTCGTGGTGCATGTCCGCAAGCACTACGTCGACCCCACCTCCCTCACACCGCCCGAGTCCGACGCCGACTGGAAACTCGCGCAGACCATGACCGCCGCCCGGTACTGGAAGCGCAAGACCTCCCCCGAAGGTGTCATCGGCTTCGACGACCTCGGCCCGATCCGGATCACCCGGCTCGACGCCGACGTCGAGAAGCTGCTCGACCGCAAGTGGGGGTTCGCGTGAACCTGCGTGCCATCCGCACGGAACTCGCTCGCCGCTGCGGTGGCCGCGGGTTCACGCTGTACGACACCCTCCCCGGCGACGCCGAGCTCCCCGCCATCGCGGTCGGGTGGCCGGCGGCAGTCCGGTTCACCGCCACCCTCGCCGGCGGTGCCGAGATCGACGACCTGCCGATCATCGTCGTGTTCGGCCGCGCCGACGACGAACGCGCCCAGGAGCTGCTCGACGAGCTGCTCTCGAGCGACCTGATCGACGCCATCCGCGACGCCCCGTCGTCGTTGTGGGTCGAGATCGACGTCAACGAGGCCCGCAACATCGGCACCACCAAGCTCGGCGCCACCGAAGTACTGACCTGCGAGCTGCCCGTGCAGCTCCACACCCTCAACAGCTAGGAGAACCGCCATGGCACTCAACACCCTCAACGTCGGGTACTCCGGCGGGCCCACCCTGGCCGCGCCGACCGTGTCCGAGACCATCCCCGACCCCGGCCCCGGCGTGTTCCTGCTCGTCGTCGTCGGCGCAACCGCCACCACGATCACGTTGCAGACCCCCGGCAACCTGCCCACCGGCCCGGCCGTGCCCGACACCGTGCTCGGCCCCGTGTCGAACACCACGCTGCTCGTCCGCGTCGACGGCAACTACCGGGACCCCGCCACCAACAACGCCGTGGTGACGTTCTCCCAGGTCGCCAGTGTGACCGCGTCCATCATCCGCACCTGATCCGACCCCGACCGAAGGAGACCCCGCCATGTCCATCCAGCTCAAGGGCAACCTCAAGCTCGGCCCCACCCCCGGCACCGCCGTGGAGTTCGGGGCATCCATCACCGCGTTCATCATCAAGCGCACCCGGGCGTCAGTCGCGGTGCCCGCCACCCTCGCCACGGGCCGCGAGTCCGAGTCGGCCGGCGCCCTCTCCGAAGCGGTCCAGATCGACTTCTTCTCGTCGACGGCCGCCTCGAGCGTGTGGGCCGAGCTGTACGACGCTATCGACACCGACTCCTCGCAGCTCTACTTCGAGGGCACCCTCAACCCCGGCGCCGTGTCGGCCGACAACCCCCGGTTCTCCGGCTACATCACGGTGCTGACCCTCGACACCGGCGCGACCGTCGGCGCGCTGCGCACCCAGTCGCAGACGTACCCCGTCACGCAGGCCGGGATCACCAAGGCCATCGTCTGACCCGTGCCCGGCGCCGAGCTGCACGCCCTGTCGGAGCGACTGGTCGGTGCGTTCGCCGACCAGTCGCTCGACCGCGTGCGGCACGCAATGGGCCAGGCCGGCAAGGAGACGTTCCTCGCCGCCGTGGACCGTGACGCCGGCCCCGACCGCAAACTGTCCGGTCTGCGCCGTGGTCGCGGCCCGACGATCACCGCCGGCTACGACCTCGACGCCGTCGGCGTGTGGCTCAACATGCGCCCCAAAGGTGTCATTCTGCTGCTGTCCGACGGCCGGAAACGCACCACCGCGATCCGTCCCCGCCGCCGCAAGGGCCGCAACGGGCGCCCGGCGGCACTGCGCTTCGGTGGCCGCTACGTGCGTTCGTCGATGTCGCGGCCCTCGAGGGGCCTGAACACCCTCGACGACGCCGTCCGGGCGATGCCCGCCGCCGTCACCAAGGCCGGGTCGGCCGCGATGGTCGACACGCTCGCGAAGGAGCTCTGATGGCCGCCGACCGTGTCCGTGTCCAGCTCGAGCTCGCCGCCAAGGAGGCCCGCGCCGAGGCCCGCGCCCTCGCCGATCAACTCAAGAAGACCGGCGACGCCGTCGACGACGTCGAGTCCGCCGGCAAGCGCATGGCGCGGGCCCTCGAATCGTCCGCCGACGACATGGTCGCCGAGATCGACGCCACCCGCCGCGCCGTCGACGCGCTCGACCGGGCGCTCGGCGACGTCGACATCAACACCGCCGACGTCGTCTCGGACCTCAAGCGGGTCGGACTCACCGCAGAGGACATCGAAGCCGACGCCGAGGACCTCGCCGCCGCGCTCAAGCGCGTCGACGACGTCAAGCTCCACGCCGCCAACGCCGGCTTCGACGACCTCGACCAGGCGCTCGGCCGCGTCGACTCCAACGGGCGGGCGTCGTCGGCCGCGATCGGCGGCATCGGCAACGCCATCTCCGAGCTGCCCGGCATCGGGTCGCTCGGCCCCGTGGCCGAGTCGATGGGGCAGCTCGCCGAGTCAGCCCTCGAGGGAGGAGAGAACGTCGGCAAGATCGCGATGGCCGCCGGCGGGCTCGCCGCAGTCGGCGTCGCGATGGGGATCATCTCGTCGGCCATGCAGTCGATGGCCGACACCGACGCGTTCAACGAGGAACAGATCGCGTCGTTCTCCGAGCTCGTGAAGGAAACACGCGACGGGCTCGCCGCGATCAACGAGCACTTCAAAGAGGCCGAGGAGATCGCCGGCCGCGCCGGCGGCATGGGCCCGTTCTTCGAGAAGACCAAGGACATCACCGGGCAGCTCATCGACGCCGGCGTCAGCTACGACGAGTTCATCACCGGCGTCGAGCAGGGCGGCGCCAAGCTGGACGTCGTCACCGGCAAGCTCGAGGCGCAGCGCGCTGAGATGCGTGAAGCAGCGACGCAGGCGCAGCGCAACGGCGAACGAACCGACGAGTACGAACGAGCGATCAGCGACCTCGACAACGCGATCGAGATCTCGCGCGAGACGCACCGCAACTACGGCTCTGCGATGTCCGAGCAGGACCGGTGGAACAAGTGGACGAAGGACTCCACGATCGCCAAGACCGAAGCCGTCGGTGCGCTCGATGCGCAGCTGCGCGCCGTGCCCGGTCTCACGATCGCCGAAGTCGACGCCGACACGTCCAAGGCCTCCTCGAAACTCGACGACCTCATCGGCAAGCTCCGCGCCATCGGATCCAACGCGACCGTTGCGTCAGTGGTCGCCGCCACCCGGTTCCGGCAGTACGCGACCGGGGGCCGCAACATCACCGAACCGTTCATCGCCGGCGAGAACGGCCGCGAGATCGTGGCACCGTCCGGGCCTGTCGACGTCACCCCGGCCGGCAAGACAGCAGCCCTGCTCGACGGTGCGGGCAGCGTCGTGAACAACTACAACGTCGTGCAGCACTTCCCCGCCGGCGTGAGGCCCGCTGACGTCACCAACGCCACGCGCCGCTACCGGCGCATCCAGGGGCCCACGTGAGCCGCTGGAACACCGCCCGATGGGCGACGGACCGCTGGCCGGCGCTGTCGGTCGCGGACCTGCTGCAGCAGGCCCCAGACCCCGCTCGAGGTGTCCCGATCGGGCTCGGCGACTGGCGTCTGTCGGTCGAGATCCTGCTGCCGTCCGACCAGCTCTCGACGTGGGGCATGGCCGAGTGGGGCGAGCAGGAATGGAACGTGCTCGCCTGGCACGACATCACCGAGCACGTCCGCGGGCTGAGCTGGACGCGTGGCCGCGACGAGCCCTACGGCCGGCCACGCGTCGGTGAGCTGACCGTGACGCTCGAGTCGCTCGCCGACGAGTTCTCACCGTTCAACAAGACCCCACCGCTCGGCACGCCCGCCTACTTCGGTCCCGGCACGATCGTCCGTGTCGGAGCTCGCTCGGCGACTGACACCCGCGCCGACGGGTGGCTGCCCCAGTTCTGTGGCGTGGTGGACGCCTGGTCGTACACCTACGGCGACCCCACCGCCGTCGAGCGGTTCGTCGACGTCAGCGTGGTCGAGACGCTGCGCGACCTCGCTCAGATCGACGCGAACGCGCTGCCCGCCGCCGTCGGCCTCAACGAAGCGCCGATCCCTCGGTTCCAGCGTCTGCTCGCTGCGGCCGGCTGGCCCTACGGGCTGCTCGTCGAAGCACAGAACATCATCGGGTTCCCTGCGTCGTACCCGATGCAGGCCACCGCCATGACGTTGAACCGTCTCGCCGAGTGCTACCTGACCGCCGACTCGTGCGATGTCACGTTCCGCACCGACCGCACCGGTGCTGCGCTGCTGACGTCACCCTCCTACATCTCGAGCGGCGCTGACCCGAAGCTGCTGCCGCTGATCGAATTCTCATTCGCGAACGCGAACACGCCGGCGATCTACTTCGCGTGGTATCCGAGCACCGCGTCAGGCGGAAACATCGCCGTGGTGCCGTACCTGGCCGATTCGTTCAAGGCCGCCCCCGATGACTCCAACGTCGTGAATGATGCACGGTTCGCCCGTGTGGGCGGCACCCAGCAGGTGTGGGAACGCCGCGCGTCGATCTCGAGGTATGGCCGGCGGACCCTGGTCCGGTCCGATTTCATCGTCAATTCCGACGCCGTCGTCCTGCAGCAGGCGCAGTACGTCACCGCCCGGCAGGCGCTGAACGTGCTGAGGGTCAATGCGCTGACCGTCGACGTCGCCCAGCTCGACGCGTGGCGCGGTCTGTCGTGCCTCGCCGCCGACATCGGCGCATTGGCGTGGGCGCTGCCGCCCAGCGCCGTCCCCGGCGACCCGGTCGCACCGTTCGTGCGCGGTCGGATCGCCGACATCACGCACAACATCACCCCCCGGAATCGGTCCGCGCTCACGTGGGAAATCACGTTCGGGCTCGACACCGAAACCGTCGTGAACATCCCCGGCGCCCAACTGCCACCAACCTGAAGGAGACACGCCCATGCCCATCGCTGCAGTCACTGCCGGCGCCCTGATCGATCCCACGGCGTTCGGCAATGCCGTCGTCGACGCGATCAACCCGGGCGCATGGACCGCGCCACCCCTGGTCAACTCGTGGGTGAGCTTCGGCGCCCCGTACAACGCCCCCCAGTACCGCAAGATCGGCACCGCGCTGGCCGGCAACGAGCTCGTCTACCTGCGTGGGCTCGTGAAGTCCGGCGCGCTGAGCGCCGTCATCTTCAACCTGCCCGCCGGGTTCCGGCCCCCCGCCGCTGTCCAGTTCCAGGCCCGTGGCACCGCCACCTACATCGACATCGGCACCAACGGCGACGTGAGCGTGTTCGGCGGGAACAACGCCGCCGTCGTGCTCGACGGCATCATCTTCGCGGTGCAGTGATGTCGCGCTGCGAGTACTCCACGCTTGGCCCGCCGCACCCCGACCGGGTCGGCGCCCGCCGGCTGCTGCCGCCGTTGTGGATCGTGCTGCACACCTCCGAGCAACGCCTCGAGGGGCCCAACGCCGCACGGGATCTCGCCCGGTACATCACCAGCCCCGGCGACCGGACCACCTCGAGCGGAGGCCGCTACGGGTCCAGCTACCACGACGTCGTCGACGTCGGCCGCGTCGTGTGGCGCACCGTCCCCCACGACCGGGTCGCGTTCTCCGCACCGGGCGCCAACACCCAAGGCCTTCACGTGTGCATGCCCGGCCGCGCCGGCCAGGACCTCGCAGGCTGGTCCGACGGGTATTCGACGGCGTTGATCGACACGCTCGCCGCCTACATCGTCGACCAGGCCGAGGCCTACGACATCGCCCCCCTGATGCCGCTCACCGTGGCCGACCTGCAGGCCGGCCGCGGTGGCGTCACCGATCACTACCGGATCGGGCGGGCGTTCGGACGCACCGATCACACCGACGTCGGCTCGGCGTTCCCCTGGGACCGTCTGGCCGACGCCGTGCAAGCCCTCATCCGCCCCACCCCGCCACCACCCCCCACCCCTGAGGAGGACCCCATGCCCACCGGCATCGTCGCCATCTACAAGCCCACCGACGAGCTCCGTCGGCGCGGGCTCACCAAGTCGTTCGCGTTGCTCGCGAACGGCAGCGTCCGGCACGCCACCGGCCCCGACGAGACCCTCGCGCAGCGCCTCGAGCTGCCGTTCGAGCCGATCCTGGGCGACGAGCACTACGGCCACTGCGTCGCGATGGATCTCGTGTGGCGAGGTGCTGCGTGAACATCAACAACCCCGCCAAGCTCTGGGGCATCCTGCTCGCGATGATCCTGCTCACCGTCGTGTTCGGGCTCGGCAAGCTCACCGAATCCGGCTACATCGGGCTGATGGGCCTGATCGTCGGGTACCTCGTCGGCAACGGCATCGCAGCCCGCAACGGCGACCCCGTCGAACCGGCGATCGGCGAGTCGGCGTCGCACCAGGCTGGCCGCTCACCGACGTCGTGATACCGTCGACGGGCGATGAGTGACGTCGCCAAGACCGTGGCCGCGATCCTGATCGCCGCCGTGGTGATCGCGGTCGTGTGGGCCGGCTACAGCTCGATGCAGGACAGCAACGAGTTCCACCGAGACCAGGTCGACCGGTTCCAGCAGGTCGAGCCCTAGGCCGCGCCGTACAGCAGGCCCACGACGTCGTCGCCGGCGGGCTGCCAGCCGACGTAGCGGCGGGTGGTCGCGAACGAGCGGTGCCCGCACAACGCGGCCACCAACGTCACGTCGCCACCGGATCGGCGGGCGAGCTCGGTCGCGAACGTGTGGCGCAGGTCGTGCGGTCGGGCCTTCACGCCGGCACGGGCGTACACCGTGGTGATCCGCGACGAGATCCCCGAACGGGTCCGGGCGCGCGGCACCTCGAGCGCGAGGTCGTCACGCAACGCCGGCGCCAACGGCACCCGCCGGTCGCGTCCGCCCTTGCCGTTGCGGACCACGAGCAGGTTCTCACCGAGCCGCACGTCGATAGGCGTGAGCGCCGCCATCTCCGACACGCGCAGCCCGGCGAACAGCCCGAGGCCGATCACGAGCCGGTCCTGGCGGTCGCGGCACGCGTCGCGGACCGCCTGCACCTGCCAGCACGTCAGCGGTGACGGGTCGCGGACCGGCACGCGTGGCGTCTGGATCCCGACGGTCGGATCATGCTCGAGCAGCCCCCGACCGACGGCCCACCCGTAGAACCGTCTGAGGTCGCCCAGATAGCTCCGTCTGGTCTCTGCAGCGGCCCGCGTGGCCAACCACGCCTCGACGGTCTCACGCGTCGCAGGAGCGCCCTCGAGGGCCCGGTGGAACAGCTCCACGGTGTTCCGCCGGCGATCGACGGTGCGATGGGAGTATCCGACGAGCTGCTCGTGGGCGACGAAGGCCGCGATAACACAGGAGACGTTCACATGCACCACTGTGCGCGCGTGAACCGAAGTCCGAACAAAGGCCACCCGGCTGCCAGTTCTCACGCCGAGCGGACGGTGGGCTCGTCGAAGAGCCCGAGCTGCACGAAGCTCATACGATCGACCTCACTAGGCGGCGCACCTCGATCATCGTGCCGACCGGGGCATCGTTCACCCGGTGCCAGTGCGGACCGAGCACGCAGTTGCACCACTGCTCGACCAGGTACGGCCCTCGACCCGTCACCAGGAACCGTGTGCCCCGCACGTTGAACACCCGCCCGCGGGTGCTCACGCCGCCGCCTCGAGCCAGACGATGCCGTCATATCGACCAGTAGGTAGCCCGTCCACCTCACCGTGCTCGAGCCACTCAAGCGGCACCCCGCAGCGCATCGCCCAGGCCAGCAGCACCATGCGCTTCGGCTGGTCGCGACCGTTCTCCCACCTCGAGATCATGTTCCGGTGGATGCCCAGCTCACTGGCCATCTCGCTGGTCGATAGCCCGGCTGCTCGCCGAGCACGGCGCAGCCGCTCGCCCAGGACCTCGGCGGGAACGGACAACGTGATTTCGCTCATGGCGGGCATTCTGCACCCGATTTGTGCATTAGTCAACATGCTGTCACATCGCACACGCTGGGATGCTTGACACGATTGTGACCACTGTGTGTTCAATGCACACCATGGAGCGAAACAACACTGACGAAGTTCGACAGGTCACGGTGCGCCTGCCTCGGGAACTGGTCGATCGTGTCGACGCAGAGGCCCGCCGGCGCTGCGTTGGCCGGCCTCTGCTGCTCGCGGCGGCGCTCGAGCGGTTCCTCGAAGCGTCGCCCGAGCCGATCGGCATCCCGCACGCACCGGTCCGAGTACTCGGCGAGCGTGCGTCATGACCTGGCTGTGGTTCGTGGCCGCGGTGACACTGGCCCTCACGGTCGCGTCGGTCGCGTCGATGATCAGGACCAAGCCGTGACCGTCGCCGAGCATCCCTTCGGGCTTGCCCGCGACGTGATCCTCACCGCGATCCTCGACCTCGAGGACCAGGTCGACCAGCTCCACCGGGCCCTTGCCCTGCTCGACCACCCGGCGAGCCAGCCCCCCACGCTCGTCGTGGTCCCGCACGAACGGACATGGTCACCCGGCGACCCCGACGTGCTGCCACCCGTTGAGTCCGACCCCACCCCACCCCACGGGCTCGAGCGGCCCGAACCCGTGCCGCCACGCACGTGGGAACCCGTTGAGTGCCCGGTGTGCGGCCGCGAGTGCCACCCCAACGGCATCGGGCCCCACATGCGCAAGCACGCCAACGAGGAGCCCGCCGACGTGGTCGGCAACGTGGCGACGTTCGACCCCGACGCCGCACGAGAAGCCGCCGCACGATCGGCGTTCGGACCATGAGCCGCGTCTTCGACCATCCCCCGACCGAGTCGACGCCCCCGCCGTTGCCGTCGGTCGCGATCCTGCACTCGGATCGCCTCGAGGCGCGTGAGCTCGCCGACGACCTCGCCTCGATGCTCGACGAGCTGCTCCAGACGTGGGCCGACGACGCACTCGACGTGCTCGAGATGCTCCAGCGTGGTGAGGAAGCCCTCCAGCGCTGGCACGAACGGTCGTGGGCCGACGAGGTGAACCGATGAGCGTGGCTGCGTCGGCGTGGGCCTGGCAGGCCCCCGGCGACGTGTCACCGCACGAGCTGCTCGTGCTCGTCGCCCTGGCCGACTACGCCTCTGACAGCGGGCAGGCGTGGCCGTCGATGGAGACCCTCGCCCGCCGCTGCCATCTCCACCGGGCGACCATCTTCCGGATCCTGAAGCGCCTCGAGGAGCACCACCGGCTCATCGTCCCGGTGCGTTCTGGAGGGGGTCGGAAGGGCCGCTCGAACGTCTAC